CAGATAGACGATGCGCCCGCGCGTCAGAACCGGCGTCGATGCAAGCAGCGCATCCGAAACCGCCGCCGCCGCGTTCTTGGCGGTCTTGAACCCGGCCGCCTGGCTGACCACCGAAACGGTGAACTCGTGCACCGCGCCGCGCCCGGTCTGGTCCGACCCGTCGCTGACCTCTTCGGGGCCCAGGCTCACATAGATCGGCGGGATCGCGCCGGGCGGCGCCGCGTCGAAAATGTCCGACCCCACCAGCGCCGTCAGCGCCGTGTCCGCCTGCAAGACCTGGAAGACCGCCTCCTGCAATGCCGCCGCCATGCCATAGCTCATGCCAGAACCTCCTCGCGCGCGTGGCAGATCAGGTAATGGGCGCCCGCGTCGTGCTCGCTGACCGCCAGGATGCGAAACACGCGGTTGCCGTCCCGAAACCTCTGATCGGGCTTGGGGCGCGCCGGCGAGCCTTCGGGCTCCGCGCGCAGCACGATCCGGTAGGCCACGTTGGAAACGGTCACGAACTGGCTTGCCCGCTCGCGCCCCGTGCCGGCGGAAACCGAGGCCCAGACCGTGCCCAGGGCGATCCAGGTCTCCACCTGCCCGCCCGCCCCGTCCGGCACGCGCTGTGCCTCTTCCAGCACCAGCTTCCGGTTCAGAGCAGGCGGTGTCGCGTTGCGCCTCATTTCCGACCTCCGCCGAGAATGCGCACGTTGCGGTAGCGCTGGATCAGCGACGACACGCCGAAGGGCAGCACGTTTTCGCCGCTCGCGGCATTGCGGTTTTCGTAGAAATGCGCCGCAAGCAGCATCACCGCCTGGCCCAGGTCATCGGGCACGTCGCTCCAGGCGGGACCGTATCCGGCGGTGAAATCCACCTCGGCCGAGCCCAGAGGCGGGATCGTCGGCAGGCTTCCGGTCGCCCCCCAGAGAACCGGGCGGTGCATGTCCCGTTCCAGACGGTAAAGCGTTGGCGCAATCAGCGTCGCCACGTCCAGCCGGTCGATGACGCGCAGCGCGGTCACCGCCGAAATCGGTGCCAGCGGCAGGGCCTGTCGGCAGGGCTCGCGCCATGCGGTCAGGCTCCAGGTGTATTGCCTTTCCAGCAACACCTTGCCGGTGCGCGCCTCGATCGCGGCCATGGCCGCGCGCAAGTAGTTTTCCAGCACCGGGTCCTGCAGGCTGGCGCCGGTAAATCCCGTGCCCAGCAGCAGGTGATCCTTGAACTGCGCAACCGGCAGCGCCGCGCTCGGCACCGAGGTCTGCTCGACTAACATCATGGACAGTCTCCGAAAACTTCGCCCCGTCCGAACGCCGCCGCCGCGGGTCCGATCGGAAGCCGGTAAGAAATGGGCGCGCGCCCGTGCGCGCCCCGCGTCGCTCGGACGGAGGGGGTGCAGCTAGACGACACGGATGGCACCGGGCGCGCGCCCGCCGGGGCACGAGGGCCAGGCCCCCGCGCCCCTGTCCCGCGCCCCGATCAGGCGACCGAGAATTTCAGCAGCTTGATCGCGGCAAAGTCGCTCACATCGCCGCCAACCCGCTTGGTGGCGTAAAACAGCACGTTCGGCTTGGCGCTGAACGGATCGCGCAGGATGCGCAGGTCCGGGCGCTCGGCCACCGTGTAGCCGGCCTCGAAATCGCCAAAGGCAATGGCCGCGCCCAGCGTGGACATGTCGGGCATGTCCTCGGCGATCAGCACCGGGTAGCCCATCAGCCGCGCCGGTTCGCTCGCCGCCAGCCCGTCGGCCCACAGGAACCGGCCCTGTGCGTCCTTCAGCTGGCGCACCTGGCCTGCGGTCTTGGAATTCATCACGAAGCTGGCGTTGGCGCGGTAGCGTGCGCCCAGCGCATAGACCAGATCGACGATCTTGTCGGCCGAACCGATATCGCCATCGACCCCGGTCGGGATGTAGCCCAGGTTGCCCCAGGCCCAGGCGCTGTCATCGACCAGCGTGTGGGTCAGCAAACCGGTGGGCTTGTCCACGCCGTCGCCGTTGATGAAGGCCGCGGCTTCAGCGCGGGCAAACTTGTCGGCAATGCGCCCGGCCAGCCAGCCCTCGATATCGAAGGCGCTGTCGTCCAGCAGCCGCTGGCTGACCTTGGGCAGCGCCGAAAGCTCGTGCAGCGGGATGGTGATGCGCTCGATGGTGGGCGTGCCGGTTTCGGCCGTCGCCGCCACTTCGCTGGCCCAGCCCGAGCCGATGTCGGTGCTGTCGATCAGCACATCGTAAGAGGTCGCCTCGACATTGACGACGCTGGCCACCGACCGCAGAGAGGCGCTGGACTTCAGCACGCTCTTGATGGTGTCGGCGGTCTGCGGATCGACCAGATAGCCCCCGTCGGCGGCCACCGCGCTCGACATGGCCTTGCCTTCCAGGGACAGGCCCCGCAACGCCTCGTCGTCGCCGTTGCGCACATAGGCCTCAAAAGCTTTCTGATGCGGCGCGGCCTCGTCATGCGCAGCGCTCAACGCCGGGCGGCTCAGGGTTACGGTCTTCTTGTCCAGCATGGTCAGTCGCTCTTCTTGCTGTTTCAGTTTCTGGTGAATGTCGTCCTTGAAACTCATGATCTCACTTGCAAATCCGGTCATCGCGGCCTTGATTTCCGCGACCGGCCCACCGGGCTGGGCGGCACCGCCCGCCCGCGCTTTCGTTTCGGTTGTCCTGCTCATCAAACATTCCTGTCTTCTGGTTTCGATTTCGGCTGTCAGCCTGGACCCGACCGCCCCGGTGGAAAGACGCTTGCCGCCCCCGCCCGGGCACCGCCCCTGCCGCATCTGCACGAAGGGCCGTCAGCGCGCGGCCAGCATCCGGCGCGCGTTCTCCAGCACCCCCGCCAGTTCTCGCAGGTCGCCGGCATCCAGGCTGTCGCCCTTGGCCCCGACCCGCGCCTCGGGAAGCATCGGAAAGGTCACCAGCGACACCTCCCAAAGCTCCAGTTCCGACAAGAGCCGATGACCCTTGCCATCCTTCTGCGCACGGACCGTGCGGTAGCCGATCGACAGCCCGTCGATCGCCCCCGCGCCGATCAGCGCCGCCGCCTCTCGTGCCTTCGCCACATCGCAAAGCAGACGCCCCTTCACATAGAGCCCGCGTTCGTCCTCGCGCACCTCGTCCCAGATGCCGATCGGCTGCGCCGGGTCGTGCTGCCACAGCATCTTGACCCGCCGCCCGGCCTTCTTCAGCGCCGCAAGCGAAGCGGCATAGGCTCCGGGCTGGACGATATCGCCGCCCTTGTCGGCCTTGCCGAAATAGCTGGCATAGCCCTCGATCACCTGGCCCTCGGCCACCACCAGCGCTTCGCCCGCACGGGCAAACTTTCGCTCCGGCGCGCCCTCGAAATCGCTCATTGCACCTCTCCTTCATCCAGCTTCGGCAAGCCCAGCAGCGCCCGCTTTTCCGCATCGCTCAGAAATGAGGCATCGGCCACGCGGCGCCACTGCGCCTCGCGCTCGCCCGAAAGCGCCGGCACCTGGTCTAGGTCGGGGCGCAGCTCGGCCGCCTCGCCGGTGAACCCCGCCAGCCAGTGCGACACCGCCGCCGTGACCCGGCTCGCCAGAGGCAGCACCGTCAGCCGGTAGAACGCCCGGTTCGCCTCCTGGTAATTGGCATAAGTGGCATCGCCGGGAATGCCGAGCAGCATCGGCGGCACCCCGAAGGCCAGCGCAATCTCGCGCGCCGCCGCCTCCTTGGTCTTCTGAAACTCCATGTCGCTGGGCGAAAACCCCATCGGCTTCCAGTCCAGCCCGCCCTCCAGCAACATCGGCCGCCCGGCATTGCGCGCCCCCTGGTGATGCGCCTCCATCTCGGCCAGCAGGCGGTCATACTGATCCGGGCTCATCGCGGCCTGCCCGTCGGCCCCCTTGTAGACGATCGCCCCCGAAGGCCGCGCCGCATTGTCCAGCAACGCCTTCGACCAGCGCGACGCGGCATTGTGCACATCCACCGAAGCCGCCGCCGCCTGCATCGGCGAAAACCCGTAATGGTCGTCCTGCGGGTGAAAGCTCTTCACATGGCAGATCGGCGACACCCCCTCACCCACGGCAAAGCGATGCTTGCGCCCGCCCACCTTGTATTCGTAGGCCACCGGCCAGCCATCGGCGCCGGGCACAAGGCTCATCCGGTCCGAACGCAACACATGCAGTTCCGCCGGCACCCCGGCCTCACCCCCCACGGCCTCCAGATAACCGTCGCCCGACAGCAGCATCTGCCCGTAAAGCGCCTCGAACAGCTCGGCGCGCCCCTGCAACGGGTTGGGCCGGGCGATCAGTTCCAGCACCGGATGCACGTCGTAGCGCCGCTCGGCGTCCTGCAACACCAGCGGCAAGGCGGCGGCCGCCTCGGCAATCAGCTTCACGCAGCGAAACCCCACCGGGTTGCCCATGAACCCGACCCTGGTCAGCGTCACCGTATCGCGCGCGCTCCAGGCCACGCGCCCGGCACTGCCCCAAGCCGCCACCCGCCCCGTGGCCGAAGCCTTGCGTTCGGGGACGTCCACCGCCCGCCGCCTGAAAAAATCCAGTTTCATCTGCAAAGACACTCCTTTTCAGCGCCGGAAACCGCTCCCCGACGTCGCCATCTTCTTCTGTCCCAAAATATCCCCGCCGGAGGCAAAAGCGGCTTCAAAGCCGCTTGCCAAGGCGCCTCACCCCAACGTGCGAACCCGCGGGCGAACCCATTTCGCAGCCGGCGCGATCATCACCTCGTGCAGCGCCCAGACCAGTGCATCCACCCGGTCGGGCGACCCCTTGGCCTCGTAGCCGCGCGCCGTCATCCGGCACATCTGGTCCTCCAGCGCCACCAGCCCGCGCAAATGCTTGACCCGTCCCTGCTCGTAAAGCGCCGCAACCGGCTCGGCGCGGGCGCCTTTCCCGCGGCTCGCCCGCACCGCGCGATAGGGCACCATCGGGTCGATCTGCCGAATGACGCTCTCCACCAGGTCACCGCCCTGGTTCACCTCGGCCACCAGCCGGTCCGCCCCGTGCCGCTTCATCGCCGCCAGCGCGGCTTCGGCCCAGCCCTGCGGCGACGCCCCGGATACGCTCGCATCCTCCAGCACCACCGCGCGCCAGTCCTGCGGCGGCCCCTGCGTCACCGCGCCGACCGCCACGATGCCGCATTCGTCCGATGCGGCATGCCCGCTCACCGGCGGGTCCACCGCCACCACCACCCGGTCAAGGGCCGGCGCCTCTTCGATGCGCGCCGCTTCCAGCCCGGCCGAGGTCCACAGCGCCCCTTCCGCATCCTCCAGCAACACCCCGTCCAGCTCCTGGCGCCCCAGCCGCGTGCCGGCGTAACGCGTCCGAACCTCCTCCAGGAAGGATTCCGCCAGGAACGCGCGGTTGGCCTCGGTCGGCGCATGGGTCACCGCGGTCGAGGGATTGGCCAGGATGGTTTTCAACACCCCGACGTTGCGCGGAGTCGTGGTCACGACGGCGCGGGGATCGTCCCCAAGTCGCAGGCAGAACTGCAGCATGTCCCAGCATTCTTCCGCCCGTTTCCACTTGGCCAGTTCGTCCACCCAGGCGGCATCGAACTGCGGCCCGCGCAGGCTTTCCGGCTCATGCGCCGAAAACACCTGCGCCGTCGCGCCGTTCGGCCACTCCAGCAGCTTGCGCGTCGCCCGCCACACCGGGCGCCGGTCCGGCGGGCTGCATGCCAGGATGCCGCTTTCGCCGAACACCATCACCTCGCGCACCTGTTCGATGGTCTCGCCCACCAGCGCCACCCGCCGGGCGCGCCCGGGGTCCTTTGGCCGGGCGCCCTCGATCTGCGCGCGCACCCACTCGGCCCCGGCGCGCGTCTTGCCGGCGCCGCGCCCGCCCATCACCACCCAGGTGCGCCAGTCGCCTTCGGGCGGCAACTGGTGGGCCATCGCCCAGAATTCGAACAGATAGGGAAGCGCCAGCAGCGCCCCTTCGCTCAGCTCATTCAGAAACCGCTCCCGGATCCGCGGCCCGGCGCAGGCAATCCAGTCGATGTCGGATTTCCGCCCGCGCGGCGTCGAGATCAAGTGCAT